CTGCTAAATCTGTGGGAGCAGCAAGTTCAAATTCAACAATATCTCTTGTCTCAGTAGCTTTTCGATCTATTGCGTATATTTCTCTTGGAAATTCTGCTGTTTTATCTTCAGTAGGATTTAAATTATTAACAAAATTTTCCTTGTCTAAAAACTTAGCAAGAGTTCTAATTCTTGTTACTGTAGCTCCTGTTAAGTCATTTCCAGTAGTTGCTTTATTGACAGTTAAAAGAATAGACGAAATTAATCCTGTAGCATTACTAACTGTTATTTTTGGTCTAGGTAACTGTCCTTTTTGAAATGCAAAACCTGATGCTTGTACAGGAAATCTAAGGTAAGAATTATTTTGCCACCTTATCTCACCATTTGCATTTAAATTGCTACCTGCATGAAAACGATATGTATCGATGGCTTGAGCAGTCCATGTAATCTGATTATCGCTGTTACTGTCTCCAGGAGAAGCATTTTGAAACCAACCAGGTTCATTAGTACTACTTTGTCCAGCAACAGTACACTTAAAAACAAGTGATGTGTTTGTCGACACACTAACTACATCATCTACTAAATAAGTTCTACTTGCTTCCCAAGGGATATAATGCAATCCACGATTAAAAGTTAAAGTAAATAATTCAATAACTGCTGACGGATTAATGGACTGTAAATCACTAAATACTGCTGAATTTACTGGCATTATGATGTTGGCTCAAATACTTGTCTAAAAGTAGCTTGGATTGTAGCTCTATTTCTAAATGGTATCGACTTGCTCCATGACTCGCAAACGAATTTAAACTTAGTAGAATCTTCGCCAGGTAAATAATCCACAGGAACATCAAAACTATTATTATCATTAGCTCTCGCATCTAAAAACTCTTCAATTTGATCTGCTTCTGTTTCTGATACGTTATATGTAAAACTAAAAACTTTTGGATTTTGATGCTGTGCAAGACCAAAGGTTATTCGATGTTCGTATCCATCAGCAAAACGAACAGTACGAGTTAATGGTGCAGACCTTTTCTGTTGACCGTAAGTAGGTTTTATTGAGGGAAACGTAGCCATTATGCAAGTAATCCTCCAGGTCTTTTTTGCTCTATTATTTCAGATTGTACTGCAACTGAGATAAGACGACCAAGCTCTCTACCTTGTTCTTCATCTCCTTCAACAGAAGAACCAGAAGCGTCTACATTTACTACGATATTCATACCACCGAGAGCATGATTTGGAATAATAGTACCTGCACTATTAGGAACAAAAAGTTCTGGCCCTCTTTCTCCTACAATTGAAGGTCTACCAACAGGAGGATTACCACCATTAGCAAAATTATCAAGTCCTGCTGGTCCTCGATTAAAACCTGCAAAAATATCTTCACTAGCACCCATACTAAATGGATTAAAATTAAATAGACCTAAGAAACCTCTTGCCATTTGAGCAGCAAACATTTGAGCAGCCATATCAAGAAAAGCATCTGCAATTTTGTTAAACATATTTCTAAACGCATCAGTTACAGACATAGTTCCTTTAACAATTCCTTTAAATGATTCTTCAAAAGATGAACCTAATGCTCTACTTAAAGTTACTACAGTTTGACCAACACTATTTAATTCAGCTAATTTTTTATCAAGAACTTCAATTTCATTATTAACAACAGTTAATGAATCAGCTAAAGCAGTAGTTTCTGCAATAATTTTCTTAAATGTTTCTATTTGTTCTTGACTTGCATCTTCTCCTGTCAATTCTTTAAATTCTTTTAGTTTTTGTTTTAATAATTCTGTATTTCTTATTCTTTGACGATCTAAGAAGCCTTTTGTTTGATTTAATTTTATATTTTTTTCCTCTTCTTTATTCAATAATTCCATTGCAAGACGAGCACTCATCATTGAATTACTAAGTTCTAATAAATCTTGTGCATCTAATCTTGCATCTTGAATATTATCAAAACCCATTGATTTTACAAAGCCTATTTGATCAAAAGGTCTTCCTTCTCTTGCTTCAAAACCAGATAAAACGTTTGCTATATCTTCTGGTCGTCTTCCTGTTCTTTTTCCAACAGGACTAAAATCTAACTGACTAAATCCATTATTTTTTATAACATCTTGCAATCTTCTTCCTTCTGCACCTGGAATTAATGCAGCTAAAGCTCTTGTAATACCTAGTCTTTCATTAATATCTGCTAATACACCTAAAAACTCCATACCTATTTTTGCAATATTAGATGATATTTCTGCACTATCATCTCCAAATTTTTTAAGATTTCTAGTTGTATCTTCTCCTAATAATATTGTTGTTTGTCTAACTGCCTCATCAAAAGCAGCCTGTTTACCTCTAGCTTTTTCTAATAACTCAATATTTCTACCAATAACTGTATTACTTTCACCTAAAGTCTCAACAATCTTAGTTGTGTCTTGATTAAATTTTCCAAATGCTTGACCTAACTCACTAACTTTTCCAATAGTTGTATCAATTAAAGATCCGACTTGTGTGCCAACTAGAGATAAGGCAAAACCAAACTGACCACCAAGTAATCCACCACCTGCACCACCTAAAGCACCACCTATGGCTGCTCCTCCACCTTGACCAAATAACAGAGGAAAAGCTCCACCAATTAATGCACTTGATCCAACCTGATTTCTAACTCTTTGATCTCCTCTTCTAAATCTTTTAAATCTGCCTCCAAGAGTTTCTCGTAATCTTTCTCTTTCCTCTAATCTCTGTCTTCTTTCTCTTCTTCTTCTTCCTTTATCATTTTGCATACCAGGCTCTTTTAATAAATCACGTTGTTTTTTCAACTCCAAATTCATTTCTTTTATTCTTGCCGTTACTTCTTTAAAATCTTTTTCTGTAAAATCTAAATCCTTTCTAACCATCGTTAAAGTATCTAAATATCTTTCAATAGCATTAACAGTATTAGCAGGAGTAAAGTTTAATAATGTACCCAAATTTGTATTACTAAAACCAGCAACTCCAGGAACATTTCCAGAACTCATCGCACCAAAAGTAGATGCTGTAATTTTTGCACTCTCATTAAATCTTTGTAGAGACTTTACTTGTGCAGAAAAATTTAATTTTGTAAAACCAGCAGTAAATAATTGAAATTTATCATTTGTAAGACCAACAGAAGCAGCAACATCTTTCATTCTTGTTGCTAATTCTCTTGTAGATACAATTCCTTTTCTATTTGCAGATTCAGAATTTAATAGACCTCTGGTATATTTTTCAAAATTATGTTGAGCTAATTTTGTAGCTTCTGCAAGTTCTTTTGTTTTTGCAATTGCAGCTTTAGAAAAAGGACCACCAGATCCTGGACCTTTTCCAGTTTTCTTTGATAAATTATCTAGTTGTTTTGTTAATGATGCAACCTTACGATCAGCAGCAGTTAAATTCTTTTGTAACTTTACTAATTGTTCATCTTTAGTCCTGACATTAATATTAATTCCGTATTCTGCTGCCATTTACTCGACCCAATAAATTACTTCTATATTACCGCCTTCTGGGTTTCATGGCTTGTTTTTTTTGCACTTGTTCTTTATATTTCTCTTCTTCCTCATGTTTTAACTCAAAAAAACCTGCCCATGCTTTTAGTTCTTCTCTTGTTAAATTTTCAGTAAGTTGTTTTATTGTCATTCCTAACTCTTTTGCTAAGAAAAACATAAAGTACCAATCTTTATTAGCTTTTTAAGGCTGCTTTCGCTTCCTCCACTTTTAATTCATCACCAGATGTCATCATCGCAACTTGTATTTCTTGCAGAATAGTTGAGTTTACTTCTCTTCTTAAGGATGCTTTATGACCATCTTGAAATAATCTTTTACCATCTTCGTCTAATGCTTTTTCAATCATAAGATTTAAAGCAAACTCATTACCATCATCTCCTTTTGATTTTGCAAGTATAGATTCTCTTTCTGCAATAGTTAATGGATGCCAATAAATTTCTAATACTGTTTCTTCTCCATCTTTTACTTCATATTTATATTTTTGGCTAACACCAAATTTGTTTCTGAGGAGTTCAATCGCTTCCATGTAAGTCTTCAATAATATTTATATTATACTTATATTAGGCATTTGCTGTAAATTGGCAAGAAACAATTCCTATAAAATGACTACGATCCTCTATTTGTAACATATTTGGACCATTTATATCAGCAACTCTTGGAGCACAACTAAATGTATCTGTATAACCAGAAGCATTAACAGAAGTTAAACCATCTATAACATCTTCACAAATAGCAGAAACAACAGATGTTCCTTTATTTTTAGGAACATAAATATTACATTGAATAACACCAGAATAATAATCAGAAGAAGCTCCCTGATTTTGAATAGTTGATTGAGTAAAATTCATAGTCATCACTATATATTTGACAGTTTTACCAGGAACTTTGAATGGCACATTATCATAAACCATTTTTATAGTTGGATCATTATCATTTACTTGATCAGTAACTGCTTTTTCAAAAGCTGCTCTTACATTTACTAAAGTCATGATTAATTAGGTTCGATGTAACGTAAACTAGATCCAGGTTTTGATTTACCAAAACCACCAGAAGGTTTAGCTCCTATAAATATCTTACCTTTCTCCCTCATATTATCTTTAATAATTGTACCTGCTTCGCCTTGAACAAATTGTGATATTACAGGATTTTCTGCTGCATAACCTGCATATTCAGCAGCGTTTCCAATATAAATATTTGCCTTTCTAAATTTATAATCAGTACCAACAGGAAAACGAGGATCGATTACTGGATTATCAGGTCTTGAACCTGCTGGTTTCCAACCCTCTCCACCTTTTGGTAAATCATGTTCTCTTTTTATTGATGCCCAAGGTTCAAAATCTTCTCTAGCATCTGTCTGATCTATTGGATTTCTTCTTACTTTCCAGCTAGACGCTAAAAAACCAGTATAAACAGGACTGCCAGTTTCAGAACTTAAACCATCATGTATATCTCTTATAGCTTGAGCAAAGTCAGCGTCTAACTGTGACACTGTATTGTTAAAAGCCTTATCTCCATTAAATTCTTGTTCTCTTGGCATTAGAACCTCACAAACAATGTAAACAAATAAGTTTGACCACCTTTTTTAGTATCAATATCTGTAATTATTCCTGTTACTGTTTCTCCAGAATAATTAAATGAAATTTCATCTTCAAAATTTGGTTGATTATTACCAATCAAATCAGGTGTAATATAAATTTTTGCTTGTCTTATTTCTCTATTATCATCTTCACTTGATCTTATAAATTCAATTGGAACTTTTAAATTAGAGTAAGTTGTATCTACACTAAACTGTTCTCCTTTAGTGATGTCATAACTAGAAAATCCCTTTTTAACATAAGTAATAGTTGAATCAAAAGAACTACCTAAATCAGCAACAATCTGTTTAGCAACATTTTTAAAAAGTGAATCTAATTGACCTGCCATTATCCTCTAACCACTCTCATTTGGTATGCACCTGCTCCACCTAACATATATGCTCCAAGATAACTTTGTAACCAAGGATAAACATCCATAATATTATTTATAGCTCCAGTTCCCTGGCTAGATGTATTATATTTAACTCGAAGATCACCAAGAGCAACTTCTTCAAAATTACCATCTTTTCCAGTTGTACCAGTTATTGCTTCAGTATCATTTGCTAAAGCTCTAGCTAATTCATATTGTGCATATTTAATATTATTTGGAATCGAAGTACAAGCTAACTCGACATCATCAACTTTGTAATTATTTCTAGGAAACTTAAGTGCTTGTGCATTGTCACATCTATCTCCGTAATAAACCAAAGTATCAATCCATCTTGTAGCTGCAATCAAAGCTCTATTTTTTTGATCATCAGTTTTATTTGTCCAAGTGCTTGAATCTGGTACAGTTTCAAAATATGTATTAGCTTCTGCCAATGTGACATAGCTATTTGCAGTAGCACTTGATAATGTTGCTGTTATAGTAGCTGCCACGATTAATAAGTAATTTAATTTTATTGTA